TGTTTCAGTCAGATGGGATAACTCCGATGGGAGATGGTACGTGCGGAGTCACCGGCTCAGGGAGCGATCTTGAAATGCCGAATGTCGCTATCACTCAATTCGGTGAGATAACCTGCACGGGCTTTACCCATCAGGAGAGTCTAGGATGATGATGAGATGGGCAGGCGCCGAGGTAGGATGGATACTTGAAACTGACAAGCCGATAAGCCAAGAAGAGATGATTAAAGTATGGGACTATACCATGCGCGACCAGATACGACAGATTGCGAACATGTCCGCCGGGCCGAAACGGGAAGTCTATGAGGGCGCTTTGATAGACCTCAAGGCCATGAAGATAACGCACTCTATAAAGCCTCAAGGAGGGGCGAACTAAATGTCAATCTATGCGATAAGCAACAGGACAGTCGGCGTAGGCTCCGGCGCAGCGGGCCTTGAAATCAGGACGACCGCTACCGAACGCGCGAAGATTCTAGAGATCACGATAACCATGGCGGCCGCTACCGCATCGCTGTTCGGAATAGGCCGCCCGCAAGCTATCGGCGTGACCCCGACTACCCCGGTTACGGTCATCCCCGAGGACTTCGCCGAGCCTGCCGGATCGACGCAGACCGCGCTTGCATGGGCGACCCCGCCAACCGTGCCGCTCTTCTTTTTCCGGCGTATCAACCTCCCGGCTACTATCGGCGCGGGCCGCGTGATTACCTTCCCGCGTGGCCTTGTCATTCCGGTAAGCTCCAGCCTTGTAATCTGGAACCTTGCCGCCAATGGCGTGTCGGATATCGACATCGTGCTGGACGAGTAACATGGGGCAGCAATTTCTCCCGAACCTCAGCGCCATAGCTCCGGCAATGTACCTTCGGGAGACGTTGCAGGATCGCATGGCGATGGAGATGGACGACCCTGTTCCATTCCATTTCGTGGACTTCAATGCCTACGACAGAAACCTACGTTTTGGCCGCTGGCCTTCGCGTGACGTTCTGTTCGGAGGATCGGGATTCGCGGACGCCATGTTCGGTAATCCGTGGCTTGACACCATCCCGCAAGAGGTCAATGGGCATAGCGGATTTATCTACCGAATCGTTGGAACGGTCGTAAACAATATCGGCACTCCGGTAGCGGGGATCGCGTGCACGCTATACAAGACAAGCGACAAGAGCGTGCAAGGCGTAACGACGACGAACGAATTCGGGCAGTACGGATTCGGAGTACCCGATTCATCGACCAAGTACTACATCATCGCCGCACAGGAAAGTCCGGCCATATTCGCCGGTTCAGTCAACACGCTGGTAGGTTCATTGTGATTGTCAACCTGGTCGCGTATCCTAAAGACGCCTCCACAGCGCTAATGGTGCGCGATCAGGTTGACCCCTTGTCGAATATCAAGCCGGTTAATGTGAATATCGTTATGCTTGTCCCCGGACTTGAAGCCGTACCCCCGACCCCCGATGAGATCGCCGCCGCCGTGTGGACGCGGGTAGGCCGGACATTGACGGCATGATCTGGACAGTATCCGAGATAGCCGACGCCGTATGGGCGTACCCGTCGCGGACGGTTGACGGGCTTGCACCGGCGGCGTCGAACGGTTCACCGCTAGACAATATCGCCTATGCAATCTGGACGTATGGCACCCGCACCGCATCTGGTGGCGTGGCGACGTTCATGATAACCGTAGCGCAGACCATACCAGCGCCTTCACAGGCCGGAACATTGCAGGCCGTAATGCCCGTCACCGTGGCGCAGTCGGCCCCCGTCCCTGTACAGGCTATAACCGCCGAAGTACCAGCGACCTTTGAGATAAGCGTCAAGCAGTCCATGCCAGCCCCGAGTCAATCGGCGACCGCCGAGACTCCA